AATGGTCGCCGTGGCTTGACCCCCTGCTCGACGATCCATTTTTTAAGGGCGTCGAAACGTTGGCCACGGAATATAGGGTCATGGACAGATATAAAAGCCTTGGCGGCAGCTTTGACTTTTTGATTCGGTTGAAAGAAGAAGGGTTGGAGCCCAGCAAGCAATTGGTGATCTTGGGAGACCTGAAAACGGTTAGCAGCAAAAAAGCAATTGCAGCTCGCAAGCCAGCAACAGCTCAGCTAGGTGCGTACACACAACTTTTAAGCACTGTGCAACCGAGTATCACGGTTGGGATGTGCGTCACCGTCGTGAGCGGCCCTGAAAAATGTAAGGTGATCAAGCAAGACCCAGAAGAATGCTTGGCGGCTTGGGAGAGCTGTTGGGATCGATTCTCTGCTGAGTTGCCTGATTTCTGAAATGGATTGTCCAAAGTGCGGGAGCGCCAGCCGCGTCGTCTCCCTCAACAAGAAGAAACCAGGAGAAATCCGTCGTTACAGGAAATGCACCGTCTGTGACTACAAGTTTGTGACCACCCAAGGCCCTGAAGAGATTGCACAAAGGAAGCAGGTTCTTTATCGCAAGGGAGAAGAACAGCCCAATTCAAAACTGACTGATGACACGGTGCGCGAAATGAGAGCACTTGCAGCCACTGGTGTCAGCTCTTTTGAGTGCGGGTTGATTTGGGATGTATCTCAGAAGGTGGCATGGAACGCAATTGTTGGGAGGACGTGGAAGCACGTTGCTTGACAGGTATGCCCAGGTATGCCATCATGCGTTTAGGCGAGAGCCCCACATCATCCCTTCTTTTTCATGAAGTCACGTCCCCGCTATTACAACCCCGGCAACAAGCCTGAAAAGACAAACTTCCTTGTTTGCGCTGTGTTTGGTGTGCTTTTTTGTGCCGCCACCTGGGTCACGCTGACCAGCGTTCACAACCAGCAACAGGTCACGCACTGCGAGCAAGGTTGGCAACGCGCTTGCAAAGGGTTGAACTAATGGCTTCTTATTTCCCTGATCAAGAGTCTTTGGTAACAGTTCTTCGTTACAGAGTCATTATTGAAGAGATAGTTGTTAGCGCAAAAGATTTTTCTGAATTTAATAAACAGGCAGAAGAAGATGATGACTCAGTCACAGCGTACGATGCCCTTGAAACTAAAGACAATAAGTTTGAGGATTGGGGCTGGGGACCAGTAATGCAAATGGCTGACCCGAGAAACTTTGTTGGAGAATGGGGTGAAGGCTATGTAGCTTTTGAAGGTAACGTAACTTCAGGCTCCGACGACTTGTTTCCCAACAACTTTGAGTCTTGGTCGCACAGCCCTTTTGAGCCAATTCCTTTTGCTTCTAACGATTATTGCGAGCTTTTAGGTTTAGGCAGTGATTACACGCCCGATGTCAAAGTTGTTGAAGCTATGGGCCACAATCACAATTTAGCGAAAAGCTAATGCCTTTTTACAACACTAATCAAGAAAACCTTGAGGAGGCTTCTGAGTCGTCTGCAAAAGCCGCGAAACAATCAGACGTGATTTTTGGGCTTTTTGAAATGACAAAGACGCCAATGAGCCCGTCAATGGTTTACAACGCTCTCGGCCAAGAGTGGCCTATTACGTCAATTAGGCGAGCAATGACAAACTTGACTGATGACGAAAAAATCGTCAAGACACAAAAAACAACAAAAGGTATTTACGGCAAAAAAGAGCACCTATGGGCCTTGCCTGAAAAGCCTAAGACTGCTGAACAAGTTGAGTTGTTCGACTTTTAATCTTGGGCGGCTATTGCGTAAGTCCCGTTCTCTCCTTTTAACACCATGAAATCAGTCGCTATCAATCTTGACGCCGATCGCGCAGAAAAGCTCACAAAGCTTTCTGAGACCACTTCCGGTTACACCGTCGAAGTCGAAGTCGCAGGCCAAACAATTGAAGTGCAGCAACGCAAAGTCGCACCAAGTACGCTTGCCATGGCTTTGCTGAACTCTGCAATTGACAACGCCTACGACAAACTGCCCAAGTAGTTTCACATTTACCGTCCTTGGTAAACCTGCCCCACAAGGCAGCAAAAGCTATGTCGGCAAAGGCATCATGATTGAAGCATCAAAGAGATGTAAGCCTTGGCGCGAACATGTCAAAGATGCAGCAATTAAAGCTTTGCCCGATGGCTGGTATGCCATGATGGATAAGCCCATTTCCGTCTTGGTCACTTTTATATTTGCCAGACCCAACGATCAATTTATTAACAACAAACCTGGCCCTGATCGACTAAAACCCGATGCACCTCAACACTGCACAAAACGAATCGGGGACATCGACAAATTAAGTCGCGCCGTCTTAGACAGTTGCACTAGCGTCTGTTTTGAAGACGATGCCCAAGTGATTATTCTCAATGCTCAAAAACGTTATGCAACCAGAAACGAACAACCCTCCGCCATCATCACTATCGCTGCAATTTCCTAACCTTGGCAATGTCATCACAACTGATGACGTGAGCCAAAAAGGAACTGGGAGTTACAAAGCCGATTATGTCAACTGGTGCCGCACTATGCACCTGCTGCATGATCACGCCCCAGGCTGGCAATTTTGCCTTGCTTATTACGTTGACAACAGTCACGTCTGGAAAGCACCTAACGGTACCGCTTACGTTGTCGGTTACTTCACTGGCCCTAATGGTGAACGAACGCCTGATTTCCCTCAGGCCATCATGGACAACCGCAACAACGCGATTGCCTACGAAAAGGTCAGCGCCCGTGATTTAACAGACAGCCATCGACGTTGCCTTTGCACTGCTGCTGCCGCACAGTTTGGTCTTGCATGGCAGCTATGGGCACGGGAAGAAGTAGAAAACCCACATCGTGGAGAATCTGCACCGGTTGCTAAGTCTGCAGCAAAGATTGAAGGTATTGCTGACGCTGATCAACCGCTATCAAAGGAAGATCGTGAACAATGCCTTGGCCTCGTCAAAGAGCTAACACCTGACAACCTTGCTCGATTTTGTACGGACTTTCGACGGCACTTTAATCTCGGGCCTGACGCAAAGGTTGCCCCAGCCTTGACGGCCAAGCGTCATCAAGATTGGATGAACCAAAATTTGAAAAACTATGTCTGACGATGAAAAGACAGCACAAGCCAAACGTGATGACGACCGGCGTCATCTGCATTTTCAAGTCCGGCTGGACCCCGTTCTAGCCAAAAACGTTCAGCACTACGCTGATCAAAATCACGGCGGCGTGCGCAACGCTGCGGTCAAAACGATTCTGTCCCAATTTTTCAAAGGTATTAATCCTGATGGCTGATTTCGCTCCCGACGCATTCACACTTTGGTTCAACTGCAACCAAGACAAAAAAACTGATGGTGCTTATTGGGCTTCATCTGAAGTGCCTGTAGCTGAACTGCGCAAGTTAGTTGAATGGGCCAAGACTGCAGAACGCACCGAAAACCAAAAAGGGGAAGAGTGCGTAAAACTTCGCGCCAACCTTCGCCCTCGCGTTAGCAAGGCCGGTAACGACTTCTTGCTGATGGCGATCTCCGATCAAAAGCCACCACAAGCAGAAGCTGATTTCTGATTGATTCAATGGGCACGGCTTACCACCGTGCCTATTCTTTTGAGATGAAGCCAACCATCGAGCAAGTCGAGAAAGACGGAAAGCTCATTTGGCGCGTAGAAGCGGCTGGCGTTGTTCGTTATCACGAGCAAGACTGGCAGGCGGAATGGCTTTACAACTATTTGACACGTCTCTATAACTGCGATGAGACCGATCCTCAGTAATTTAGCCATGGCCGCGAATCCGAATTGGACCACTAGGCCAATGGAAGTCATTAGCGCAGCTCAAAACCGTGTGCGGGAGACTATGCACGAATCCTGCCCAAAGCTGACCACGCTAGAAAAAGCGTTTAGAGCATCTGCACTCCGCCAGCAATCAAAGCATCCATCTCGGCAATGTGATTGACGGCTTGACGTAAAAGCTGGCTTTGATGCCATTGTTGCTTCACCATTGCGGCGCATAGCTGCGTGATCGTATCGATGTCTCCGCAGTCTTTAATTTCTCTAATCGTGGTCTCTAAAATCAGCTCCTCCTCAAGGGTTTGCTCAACGATCATCCATTTGAATGGATCGTAGGGTGCGTTTTTCGGAGGCATAGGGCTCTTCAGTCCTAAACCGAATGTAATCATGCACAGCAGGAAATAACCAGTCTTGCACTGGTAAACACGCTTCCCAATTGACGGGTTGAACACAGTTCATAACGACTGTCGTCCAGAAGGCACTTATATACGACCAATTCACAAGTCGTCTACCAAGATTACCCAGCCCGTGCCAGGGCCATCGACCTGCCAACGTGGCCTGAACTCTGATTGCCTTATCTTTGCTAGCTCACCACCTGTAGCACTTGAATGCCCTCCACGAGCTAGGTCCGGTTTTCCCTTCGGATCATTTACCACCCAGCCAGGATCGCTGCTGTGTTTTCCTGTGTAGCCCGTCACAACCAGCCAATGACCACATCCATTCCCACTGCACATTGGTGGCTCACCGCGTAGCAGGTCGCCCCGGTGAAAATACCCTGCTAGAACCACTCTGCCCATTTCAATCTCCATCTCGATCATTTCTTCGTCACCATCAGTCCGAAACTGAGCGTTCAACCCCAAGCTCTCAAGCGTTTTTATTTGTGCCTCAACAGAGGTCGAATCCCCGAACTTGTCACGGATTTTGTTGTACTCATCATCTGTCTTGACGCGCGAAAAATGCGCTGCAACCATTGCGGCTGCACTTGAGAAACATTCTCGATAGCCTTGGCCGCTGCCGTTGTCGAGCTGGCTGAAGTAGGGGATGTAGACCTGTTGATCAATGCCTGATGCTTTCCACGCATCAACCCAGGCGGCATCTTCCTCAAGTAGCTCTTGAGGCAAGGAGTCTTCAAGCTCTTTAACAGCGGCAAGTTGGTGAGGAGTGCCACGGAACCAGTGAAAGAAAGGGAGCAACGATAGAGCCACAACTACGACCCACAGCCACATTTACTTCTCAACGCGCTCTCCAGGAAAGAGTAGGTCTTGGACATACTTGCAAGCTACATCGTCTAGCTGGTTGTCTGTTTGCTCGCTGATCTTGATCAGACAATCCAACAGCAACTGTTTTACGGCTTTTGACTTGATGAAGCCGAACAGGATTGGCTTTAGCAGTAACACCATGACGGCACTGTATGTGCCGAAATTCTAAACGCGGTTTTGATGACCCTCAAGCCTTGCAACATTCTGCTCTAGGTCTGAGATTCGAGCGAATAGCTCCTGATCTCGAACCCTCAGATCAGCGTGGAGCACATCCATTCGTGACGCTAAATTATCGACAGCTGAAGTCAGACGCACCAAACTATCCCTTCCATGTTGGTTGTCACGGTTGGCACCTTTAATACCAGAAGCGGCCACGCCTATTGACGCACCAGCAACAGCAGCCCAGATTTCAACCACCATTCGACCTATAGCGTCAATTCATCATGGCAGAAGAACAGGCAAAGCAAGACCAAGAAAACGACAACTCACGTCTAGGCGATGTAATTAAGGTTGTCCTGCTTGGCTGGGCAATGGCAATCTTGACTGCTAATTACCTTGGCGTCTTTAAGCAGTCGCTTGATCCGACCTACCCAGCTTCCATTTTGAGTGGTACGGCAGCGTCCTTCGGCCTAGCTGTCGGCAACAATAAAAAGAAAAAAGAAGAGCCTACAATCAAGGAACAGTCCTCTACATCCAAACCCAAATGAGACGTTTTCTCTTTGTATCGTGCCTAACATTTTTTGCGATAAGTCCTGCTTCGGCAGACATTACGCACGCTATTAAATCCTCAATCTCGCTAACTGTTGATGGAGCAGCCTCCCAGTCGATTCGGCAACCTAGTTCACTTGCAGTATCTGGCTCTAACATTAGCTTGGACACTACTCCTAAGTTCGCAACACTTACTTCCGGCACCGCTCTTGGGTACACTCCTGGTGCTTACAGTATTACTACTGCTGGTGACAGCTTTTCGTATTCAGAGTCGTACATAGAAGGTGATGATGTCCCAGCTTTACTTTCTACAACTGTTACTGGTGGCGTAGTCCCTGCACTGCCTACTTTTTCTAATCAAACAGTTACCTCCGGAGGCACAGCAGGCACATTGGCCGGTACGCTCGCGACCGACGGGGCACTCACAATCACTGCAGGTGGTGCAGGGACAACTGCAATTGGTCAAGTTATTCAGGAGCTAACTATTCGATGAGGATCCTGCTGCTGTTGCTTTTGGCTGCTCCAGCTGCAGCAATTCCTGTAGTGCCAAATTTTCAGCAAGGTGTGCTGTCTTCCACGACACGCACCAAAACAAAAGTGACTGAAGTGATCAACTCATACGAGTACAGAACAGGGTATGAGTACAGCGCAAGCGGAACTAATATTGCCCCGATTGGTGGCAGCATTGCCCCAGCTAGTCTTACGACAACGACCAATACATTGAATGGTGTTTCTAGTCGTTGGACTGGTCTTGACCCTGCTAGCAAACCTGCTTGGAACATCGTCAACCAAGGCGCATCGTTCCAGTTTGTTGAAACACTCCAAGGGCCAGGACTCACAAATCACACATTGATCAACAGAGAAACAGACATTGAATCTTTAACAGAGACGACAAGCACGTTTAGCCAATGAAGCGAGTCATCGCAACGCTTTTGCTGCTAACCGCTCCAGCACAAGCACAGGTTTCAAGCACTGCCGCTCCAGTAGCAAACAGTTCAGGATCAGTTACCAACCAAGCTGTTCAGGTCGTCCCAGCAAGACAGTTTACTAATACTTACGGCGGTGGAATTAGCTGCCAAGGTGCAACGTTAAGCATCAACCCTTTCATCAGTACAACAACAGGCTGGGCGCAACCATACGAAAGCCACTACAACGAACCTGTATATGACACGATTGATGTTGTTGGTGCGTTTGACCCTGAAGGAAATGCAATTCCAGATGGCAGGCCAGATAATCCGGGCGATGTTCTTTTTTACAAGCCAATTAGAACAGGGCAAAAAACAAACCTATCAATTAACGGCGGCATCACTGCCACGATTTCGATACCGCTGGATCGTCATCACGTACGAACTTGTCGCAAAGCCGCCGAAAAACAGGTGGCACTTCTAGACGCAACCCTTGCTGACAAAAGACTCAACTACGAAATTGCAAGGCTGAAGAATTGCGCTGGCTTAATGAAAGAAGGCATAATTTTTCACCCCAGCAGTCCTTATGCGTCAATCTGTGCTGATGTTGTCCTGACTAACCCGCCAGGTGTCCTTCCGCCCCACACACATTCAATACCTACTTCTTCAAAGACCGCTGAAACTTCCGACGCTGCCAAGCAGACTCAACAGCGACCTTCTTCCCAAGCTTCTCTTTGATCTTCTTAATCGTCTTTTTAACGATGGGTTTGACAACCTTCAGCAAAATATCGCCTAACGGTTTGGCAAAGATAGCTGCCGTTGTCGCTACTGCTGCAATCGTTGCCGTCGTGACCACAACAGGGCCACCAGGCAAATAATTGCCGATGATCGTTGGTACGTCCAACGGGTCGAGCTGTGCTTTGCATTCTCCATCGACTCGCTTGTAACCAGTAATGACAGCAGTCTGAAGCTTATTCTTAGCGCCAATAGGTATTGCGTCCGGTGGCGGACATGGCAGTTCCGTGTCTACATTTGGAATGCCAGCAAGTTGGGAGGCTGCTGGTGAAGGGGACTTAACCGGTTGTTTCGAGGCAGCCGGTTTTTCTTTTGGTACTTCAATTGCTGGCGGCTTGGCTGACCCATAAGTCAACGTGCCAGGTGTAATATCCATCGCGTTAAACGACGGCATCGTCCCATCACAAACAACAAAGTTCCCTTTTGGGTCATTGTCATAAGCTTTTTCGTTTCCAGGCTGTGTATTTCTGGTCTCAACGCAGCCGGGTATATCAGCAACCGGAAAACCCAGCATCAACGTGATCGGTGGCTCTTGCGGAATACTTTGCGGCGGAATACCTCTCCAAACTGGTATTTCTGGGACGTACACACGCCCCACACCAATCTCAGGTATTTCAGGCACCGAATCAGAACGGCAACTTAGGTGTTTCGATTGCTGGGCCTGTAGCTGATGGCAGCTCAGGCATCACGTCATCAATCTGACCAGGAAGCATGTCAGTCACTAGCTTTGTAAGCTCAAGCTTTAGCTCACTCATGTAGTGCTTTGTGATTGATGGGATGCGCGTGTAAAGCGTCACCGTCCCAATCACCATGCCTGCGGACATTGTGAATGCTGCGACCGACATTACGTTGAAAAGTTTTTGCATGATCAAATTGCAAAGAAAAAACCTCCCCTGCTGTGTGAGACCAGGGAAGGTTGCAGTTGCTCTGTTAAAAGACTAGCTCAGAATGCGTACTTGAGGCCAAGCTTTGACCCCCAGCTGAAGTCGTCGCCAGTTACGCCGCTGAGTTCTCCATAGACGGAAACGCTTTCAGCAACCTGAACTGCGCCACCGAATTTACCGGCAAACTCAACTTCGTTTTCTGAACCGTTTGGCATCAGGATTGCAGGGCCGCCCTGGATGAACCAGGAATAAGCGCCTTGGCCGCCTTCGTAGCCAACGTCAAGGTTCAACGCACCACCCAAGTAATCGTCGCCAACAGTTGCGCCGTTAAATTCTGGGTTCAGGTAAGGACCAGCGAGGGCAGACGTTGGTGCCAATGCAACTGCCGTAGCGGCTGCACCAAGAACAAGAGACTTGATCATTTTTAGAAAGGGTTGAAGTTCCTAGCACCAGATTAACTGGCCCAGTCAATGGACGGTTTTGGATGTGATCTACAGGATCAGTTTTCGTCACTACCAGGGAGCCATAGATGATGCTTTTTAAAAAGCCCCGTGTATAGGCCCCGTTGAGGATGATCAGCTCTGTCGCGACCTTCGTGCAAATAGAGCATCTCAAGCCATGTGACTCGATTGGCGTTCGCCTCAATGTCCTCTGCGCCCGGTTTGCCGCAGATCAATGGATCGGGTTTAGTAGTCACGCTCATCCTCGTAAAGGTCGTCGTCTGGGTCAAACGCTAGAAAGAGGGTTGTTAATACAGCCCCCGCTAGCGCACCAAAGATAAAGGTCATGCAGGATCCGCTGGCCAAGCTGTAGCAATAGCAGGGTTGACAATCATTTGCACGTTGCCATCGCTGTCCAAGTCATTGACGGTTTCCATCACAGGCTTGTCGTCAGAATCGACAACACCATTTCCGTCAGAGTCAGTCTGCTGCTGCTGCTTGGTTTTTACGATCATTGACGCTCCAAACAACAGCTCTTTGAGTTCTTCTGCAGTCTTGCAAGCGTCGATTTCGGTTTGGCGCGTATTGCATGACGTACGAACAGCAGCTCGATACGTTTGCCATGAAGTTGGGAATGCGGTCTTAGCAGCAGCGAAACTGCTGTTGACTTCTAGTTCTTTGACAACGCGCCAATCAGATGGGGCAAGCAACGATGAAGCGATCTGATCTTGCTGTGCTTTCCACTGTGTCTTCAGACCTGTGGTTTTGACTTCAACGCCATCAACAGTTTCTGTTTTGTCGTCTAGTTGCTTGGGGTTGCCAACGCCCCAGAAAAATCTTTGATCCCAGCCTTGGGCAGCTGCACCATCAGCGACCCAGCTAATGCCAAGCATGGCACGATCTTGTGAACTGCTTAATCGCAGCCAGTTAGCTGGGTATTGAACATCGTTGTACTCCCACGGAATATCCAGGGGTAACGCACGACTGCCGATTTGATAGCCCATGAGGATGCAGGTGATGAACGAAGTTTAACGAGCAAGCCCGCCATTAGCCTGGAACGGATTTTCTGCGAAGGCAAGATATATATAAGTACCGCCACTAGCGTTGTTATGAGGGCCTGAAGTTCTAATTTTGAATCCATTTGACAAGAAATCGTATGGATCTTCTGTAATTGTTGAGTTATTAGTATCTGCGTACAAGACATCTTCAATTGCGTTGTAGGTACCACGTGCGGTATCTCTAATCCGCCAGTTACCAACACCGTCAGTACGTTTTTGTATTAAAAATGCCGGTCTAAACCCGGTAAACACAAAAGGACCATCAGTGGATCCATTGCCGGTGTACGAACCCATTGCGCTGTAGCCCGCGACAGGTGCGAAGCAGTAGGCAATATGCACTTGTTGACCTCCTGGCTGCATTCCTGTGCCCGCATAACACACCGAGCTGTCAGGGTCTGAAGTCCAATAAGTATTAGTTGTGCCCAACTCTGCGTTGGTTGAATTTAACCATATAAACTTGCGCCCAGAGCTAAGTGCAGTGAGTCCTTTGTGATAAGTTTGCCAATTACTTGTAGCTCCTTTTGGTCGCATAACAAAAAATTCAGGAGCCGCGTTCAATCCATGGCCAAACGTCCAGGTACCCGATGACGGATTTGTAAACTCAACAATCGAGAAGCCACTTTCGGGTGACGCCATCACCTGGCTCGCGATTGATGGGACGTTCGTTACTGATACGCCGGAATCAATTAAGAGTTTGCCGTCAATTTCAATTCCACTAAACCGTGGGTTACTAACACCAGAAGCAATAGTAATACTTGTTATAGGCGAAGTAATGCCTAAATCTGTAAGATTAACTGCAGTTTGTGTAACCCCAGTAGTAACAGAGCTACTAAAGTCAAGAGTCCCACCAGCGTGTACGCAAGTAAATTGATTACCAGAAGGCATTCCGTCACCAGCACAATAAATAATTGCCGAACCAGTAAAGGCATAACCACCTGTTGGAGTCCAGGTCATAGTGCTGTTGCCGTTTACCCTGCAGCCAAGACCAGTAAGAGTTCCATTAAAACCTGATGTTGCTGGATTAGCAGGCTCGATACCATTACCAGTGGAAGTCATCATGCCACTCCACGTCTGACTCTGGTCATACACCGAGCTATTTAAACCACCAGCAGGAATCGTGTAGCCGCCCTTATCGCTTGTATTGACCTGGAAGCCCATTCCAGAATGATTCGTGCAATACGCATATAACGTTGGTGCGCTTGCTGCAATCACAATTTGCGTAAACGCTCCAGCACTACCTGGCGTTCCAGCAGTCGTTACACCTGTTGTGTACTCTGATCCACCGCCATGCGTTCCATCGCTAGTGGTTGAGAACCGCAAAGGATGGCTGCTATTGGTGCTGGCTGATTGGTCAAACTTGTAGGTGCTGCCTTCCGCAAGAGTTAGCGTTGGCTGCTGCACACCATCGATGTAGAACTTACCGCCCGAAACAGTAACGGTGTAGGTGTTGTTGCCATTCCCTCCGTCCCAATTCCATGAAACGTAACTACGCCCATTTATATTTACGCTTCCTGCGGTTGTATTAGCACCTAAGCTGTAACCGTCCGAGTTAAATGCAGTTATACCTGTTGCGTCAGTACCTTCAGCAGCCGTATCGTTTGAATACAGTGTTTTGCTTGGCCCTCTAACCGCATCAATAAGAGTGTGAAAGTCAGTGTGACTGCGAGCCTTAGTCCAAACCCAATCAGGACTAAAATTCAAGCCTGTAATATTTTGGCTTGAGCCCGTACCAGAATATAACTTCGTATCAAAATACTTACTGCCATCCGCAATCGCTGGGGTCGGTAAGTTTGCGGTGTTTAAAGACTTGTAGCCGCTTGGTGCGGCATACGCAAAGGCACGTTGGCCAAAGTTGGCAATCATTGTTGAAGAGGATCCCAAATCTCCAATCTTTGGTACAAATTCGCCACTAAGACTCGTGAAAGCTGTGCCTTGCGAGGCTCCGTTTTTGTAAAAAGCTAATGTCCCATTGTCTAAATCAAGCGCAACACCTATAACATCCCCTGTTGTATATGAAACTCCGTAGGAGCTTGAAGAGGCATTATTCATTTTAGTGCTGTTAGATCTATAAGACCAAGAAGTGGCAGGGTATCCTGGATAATCTGTTGTTTGTTCTGAAGCGTAGGCAATACCGATAGCGACTCCACTGCCAATGTTTGTAGGAGTAATCTCCCAATACCATTTACCTGACGAAACAGCAATGGTTGCTGACATCGCACTATTGCCGTTTGAACCTGCGGTTACAAACTTCAAATTGCCATCACTCAATACTGCACCAGAGCTGGTGGTGTAAAGAGAATTGAGCGTCGCATAGCAGCCCACGACTTCTCCGCCGACTCCGGTGTCGTCCTGCGTACCGTTGCTTGGTGAGTCAACTAGGCTGTCTTGATCAACAACGTCACTACCGGTCAAATAAGCTCCATTGTTGTCAATATCAATGTAATAAATGACTGGTTGGCTTGAGCTTTGTATGCCAATCGTATTTAACGTTCCAGAAAAAGAAATGTTGTGCTCTTGCGCTCCAGTACCTGCCAAAGCTGTTGCAGAGCCATTTAAATAAACATTGCCGCTTGTGGCGCTTGAATATTTAATTTTGACAGAAGAAGAAACTGCAATCCCATCAGGAAAAACAAATTGCCCTAACGCAGCTGATGTATTTACTTCAGCATAAGTTCCGGTATTGCCGTCAAACGCATTACCAGGATTGGTAAATCCTGCATTGGCAAATAAACCGCTAGCCAGTAAGTTATTCGGCGTCCAGTTGTTTCCTGGCCGGTCCGCAAAGGCTGCGTAGATAAATGTACCGCCCGAGCCGTTGATGTCTGGCGCTGTATTTGTAATTTGAAAACCAGTAGACGTAAAGCTAACCGACAAAGTAGAACCTTCAGCAGCTGACAAGTTTGCAAGTAGTTCTTTATTGGTGCCACGCTTTGCGTCAATTATTGCCCAGTGATAACCGCTTGAGTCTGTCCGCTTAATTAACACGTAAGTAGGTTTAAAACCAGTCGTGATTGTTGGCCCTGTTGCAGAACCATTGCCTGTGTACGATCCAAACTTGGAAAATCCGGCAACTTCAGACCAGCAATAGGCAATTAGGCTATCGCCTGAAGTATCTAAGCCTGTAAAATAATTTGTGCTAAAAACACTGCTAGTTGGGTCTGATAGCGAACCACCTGACGAAATATCGTATTCGGCCCAGTCCTTAAAGAATAAAACTTTATTAGCAGAAAGGAGGGGACTTTGGATTACCCAATCAGAGTTAGAGGCTCTAGATTTAGTTATGACTAGTTTTGGAGCACTCGAAAGGCCGTGGCCTACGGTGTTATTACCAGCACTTGAACGGCCACCAGTATAGCTAACAATACTAAATCCATAGTCATTGTTTGCACTTACTTGACTATTCAAACTTCCGTCAGTGTTTGATACTGCAGCGCCGTTGGCCTTCCAGCACCAGGCAACGTAATCTTTAGAGCTGCCATTGACTCCAGCTGCATTGCCCAACGAAAAGCCATCAGAATCGAAACTCATCAACTCATTTGTTGCTGTACCTTCTGCAGCAGTCAGATGACTGGAAAGATACTTGTTAGCACCGCGCACACTGTCATATAAGTTGTGTCCATTGGTGCTTGTCCGTGACTTGATCCAGACAAAATCTGGTTGGAAGGCAAGCGATGATATTGACTGCGTTCCACCATTACCGGAGTAGGTCACCACGTCCATCCCGCCTTTGGGATTTAGCGTGACTGTTTCTT